CAGATTGCTGTGGCATCAGACCAGCCAAGGTCAAAGATGGCGTGAACGGGCTTTGTGGCATCGTAGTTGACCTTTGTGATGCGGCCATCTAACTCAGCCAGTTGCATTTCTCTGGCAAAGATAGCCCCATCTACTGTCTGTCTGCATAAACCTTCCCAAACCACGTTATAAGCCTGTGGATCACGGTGTTTAAGCGCATCCTTCTCAAGTTTCAGCGTTTCAGGAAACCAAGGGTTATCTGACCAGTTGATCTTTTGAACAATACAGTTCTCAGGCGGGTTAAGCACAAACCGCTGGTAAGTTTCATCAGTTTCTAATTCAGGGTTAAACGTCACCCAGATTTCTGACTTTTCCTTACGAATGGTAGGGATTAGCACGTTCCACGACATACGGCTTGTTGTCTGCGCCTCCTCAACCCAACACACATCAACGCCCTCGTAAGACTTGACGTTGGCCACATTGTTCTTTAAACCCACAAAGCTGAACTCTGAGCCATTCTTGCCTTTGATGTTGGTTTGGGTTATTTCGTAAAACGATCCAAGCCCTAAAGCCTCAATCTGATCACACAATAGCTTGTGAACCGAGTCTTTGATAGATGTTTGGAATTCACGGGCGCAAAGCACTCTTAACGGGGCTTGTGCGCCTTTAATGAGCAAAGCCCTAGCAACCCCCCAAGACTTTGCCCCGCCTCGTCCACCGTACAGGACTTTGTAACGTGATGGCTGAAACAAACATTGCAGCTTGAGTGGGAACTCAGCCTTTGCAATTACTTGGCTAATGTCACTCACTTGGCTTCACAAATGAAACTTGAATGCCAGCTAACAACGGTGCGCCATCAGCGCCTGTAATTTCTTGCTTCACTTGCTCACGATACTTTTTAGGAAATCGTGCAGCCATAGACCTTGACCAAATAGTTGCGTTCAATCTGTCGCTTTCTTTGTTCTCAACCATGTGAGTTTGGGCAATATCTTCCCACCATTGCAGTTCAAACTCTTTGGCCAACTCCAAGGCTTCTCGAAATTCGGGAAATTCATCACGCCAACGATACATTGTGGCAGTACCAACATTAAGAATTGCGCCTATTGCTTCAGTACTTTTGCCGATTTTGCCCAAAGTAACCACTTCCTCACAATACTCAGGTTTGTAAAGGGTAGGGCGACCAACAGGGCGTTTCTCGGTTGTATCAGTCATTAGGCAATTCTACGGGTTTCTCTAACTCTTTCAACCAAGCCTGATTCTCGGCAATAGCGCCTGAAATGGCATGGAAGTTAGCCAGCATTTGTTCTTTTTGCTTCTCAAGGTCAGCAATTCGGGCTTTGACTTGTTCCAACATTAGCAGTTCCAGTTCTTTAATGATGCTTTAGCACGTTCGGCAGGGCCTTTGGCGTTATTAACCACACCTTCCATTCGGGCGCAGAAACTTGCCTTGCGACCTTCATCCTTTTTTGTCTTGGGATTTGGCGCTGGCGGTTTTAGGTTTGAATTGTTCTTTGCGTTGTATTCAGCACGACCCTTGGCGGTCATTCCCGCACCCTTTTCGGTAGGGTTATAGGTCTTGTCCTTGCCCGTTGTCTTGTGCGGAATAGGTTTATCGTGCTTGGCCATGATTATTTCTTTGCGGTTTTGGCAGATTGCTTGAACGCTTCGGCAGTAGGTGCGCCCTTTGCACCTGGTGATCTCATGCGCTCTACGGGCTTGCCTTCTGCTTTTTGTTCCTTAATGCGCTCTCTCTTTGCTGCGATATTGGCATACAAGCCAGGTTTAGAAGCCATGATCATTCCTCCATTACAAAACAAACATCTTGCCAACTCATCTTGAGTAAGCGCTCGTCATTGTGCTTGATTTCTTCAAACTTTAGGTATTCGTCTTTGTATTCTTTGGCAAATGTACCAAAAGTGATGCGATCACCAACATTTAAACCTTCAGCTTGGGCTTCTGGGCCTACTGCAATTACAGTTCCACGGCTATCAGCTTCTGCCGATTGAATAATTAAAGTGTCGCTTAACGTACGCTTTTCGGGACGCACTAAGATTTTGTCTCTTAAGGGCTGCAAGTTCATTTTGCATCCTTTGCTGGTCTGCCACGTTTCTTAGGCAAAAAAGCACCCGCCTCTGGGACGGGTGTAACATCCTCCGTTGGGACGATGGCAACTAACTCAAATTCACCGCACCACTCAGTGTAGTGACGGTTTTGGTAAGTGGGGTATCCTTATCATTTGTGATGTTTAGAAGCCCATTCAGTCGTGCATGACTGTCTGGGTTTCGCTTTTTAGCGGTACTCTGATTTGGTCTTAGTGTAGCAAATGCCGTCTGTCTTACCAGTATTGAACTGGTGATCAGCGCCCATTTTGTCCTCTTTACCCATAGCAACGCCACCACGCATTTTTTCCATGCGCTCACCTGTACGGTCAGACGATTCAGCACCTTTAGGGGGTGTTGCGCCTGTGGTGCTTTTAGCCATTTTTGTGTCCATTTTACCCATGATATTTTCCTTGCAAAGAATTTATGGTTTTGACTTTATGTCCAATGTGGCACAATGTCAACCACCATTTTAACAGGATTTGTCATGGCCACAAATTTTAAAATCACTTCTGCTAAATCTAGCGCCCCCAAGCAGCCTATGCACTATAAAAAGGTTTCTGAGCATCGTTCTGAAATGTCCCGCATTAAAGCCGTGGAAAAAGAACTAAAGCAACATGAGGCTCAAGGCTTAGACAAGGCTCACAAGGGTAAGTGAGGCTTTGGCACTTCGGTAGGCCAACGCTCACCAAGTGCCTCAATCGTTGCGGTGTGGGCTTTTAACCACATTTCCTTGCGTTCATCTTTAGATAGATGCGCCCCTTGGTCTATTTCGTAATGGCATTTGAGGCACAAAGCAGCCACTAGGTTGTCGTCAGCCTTGATGCCCTTACCTTTACCCCCGCCCCAATTGCTATGAGCCGCTTGGACGCCATTGTCCATTCCACAACTTTGACAAGAGAGAGCCGCCACTAGCTTTAAAAGTTTCTGGCTTCTCACATACTGGTGTTTCAGATATTGCATATTCTTTGGTGTAAAACTTGTGGTTGTTAACGCATTGGCGTTTTCGGCTGACAAATTCAAGGTTTGAACGGGTATCTAGGACTTTGAGTTGTTCAGACTCACAACGGGGACACTTCATATTTTTTTAAAATGTAAGACCAAACAAAACCACCAATAACTTTGGCAGCAAACTGAAGAATCACAATTTCGGGCATTAAAACGCCAAATGCTATTGTGGGGAATAAAACAGAATCGACAGCAGCACCAGCCGTGTTGGAGACATTTGCACGTTTAATCCATGATCCTGTGGTTTTAATAAATACCGCCCAATCCACCAATGCCGCCACCAAGAATGACACCGCAGAAGCTACCGCAATCATTCCTGCTGCTGGGTTTAGCAAATAAGTCAAAACACCCGTTCCTACAATTAAACCACCCATTTGCCATGTTTTAAGTCGGACATGAAGCCAATCTCTGAGCGTTAAATCAAGTCCAATGAGCAAAAATGCGTTTATTGGGCTGATTGCTGGGCCAAATGTAGCCACCAAAAGGTTTGCGGCAACCATTGCCACTGCATATGCAATTAAAGCAAAAATCATAAAAGTGTTTCCTGTTCCATTGGTTGATAAAAATTCCATTGTGATGGGGCGTTAAACGCCTCTATGCGTGACCTCATGACTTGCGCCCTTGCCTCTTTTGTCGGGGGAAGATAATTGCCATGCTTCCAATGCACATCAATTCCCACGTTTCTGCCAATATTTGTACTGTCGGCTGACGCAAATGGCAGTTTTGTAAAGATTGCAGGGTCAAGCATTCGCAAACCATGCAGTTTGCAAGATGGTCTGCCCATATCATCACAAATAACACGCATGGCCTGGCTCATCTTTACCCACCAATGTGCCGTTCCTACTGTAGAAAACTCGCCAGAACTACCAATGCAGACCCGCACATAGGTATTTGCAAGTTGTTCAAGTCTCTCAAGGGATTCGTGCATGTGCCAAACTGGTGCGCCAAACCATAAGGGAAGTGGACAATCTTTTAGCAACGCATCGTTGTCAGCTTCATTACCATCAATCACATCAGGGATAACTGCAAAGTCGCACGATGGGACTTTTTTTAGATTTAGCGCCCAATCATAAAAGGGCTGCCAATCTTCAATTGGGTTGCCAGATCGCCAAGCTGAAAACGCCCCATTGTCAATTGCAAAAGATTGAGCAACTTCAATTGCTATAGATAACTGATCTGAATGTGCAAACGACACAAAAGCATGACCATTTTCAATTGCTTTGACCGCTACTGTGGCAGGGGTGATTGGTAACCCGTGATAGTGAATCATGCTTCTATTCCTTTTTCTGCCATCCAGCACAATAGCCACTCAATAAACTCTGAGCCTTCCTCTTTGGTAAATTTGTGGCTCTGTAGTCCTAACTGAACTACCCTTTGCCCGTCTAGGCTTGGCGCTATCTTGCCTAACTTGCGTCCTGTCTCATTTGCCCATTGATCAATTAATAACCGCTTCCAATCGTCTGCTGACCATTCTGAGCCAACACCTTTCATGGCTTTATAAACCTTGTCAATTAGAGCGTGAAACATATCATTTTGGTCTGTGCTGCGAGTGGCTTTTTTGACCTCTAAGCGTAATTGCTTGCCCGCTTGCAAGGTTTCTTTAATTTTTGGCCACAAGTCTTTCAAGACTGAATGCGCTTGTTGTGAGTTATGTAGGGTGACGATCATAAAAATTGCCTCAAAAAATAAGCAAACACCGACCAAAACGCTGCCAAGTAAAAAAAGATCAATAGCCATGCTTTACTCATGCTTGCCTCACAACAACTTCAACCTTTGCCACTTCACCGTAAACCTTTGTGGCATGGATTGATGTGATCTGCGAGTCGTTGTCAAACACAATTTTGTCCATGCCATCGATGACCGACTTGATCACGTTATCTAAATCGGGGCGTTTTGTGTGTTTTTCGGTATCGTTTAAACAAGCCTCTGTGCGTTTTTTGGAGTATGAGGGGGGGATGGGAAAGGTAACGTAAATAAACGCCTCTAATGCCCCTTCTAAGGCTTTTGAAGCACCCATTGCAACCTTTGCCATCATTCCAACTTCAGATTCGTAGGTTTTTGTCTTTTCGGGGGTGTAAGCAACGGGGAACTTTCCCCTAGTGGAAAACCTTGGCCTCCCTTTGGCTACGGGGTGACCGTAAACCGTGAACATTATTTGGATCATTTTTTGTCTTTCTGTTCATTCATGCGCTTGCGTAAATCATCAGCGGCTTTCTGGCCACGTTTCTTGGCTATATCCAACAGGGTTTGTTGCCACCAGTAATGGGCTTCCCCCCGTCCTTCCTCCAGCGCTTTCTTTTTGAATCGTCTGATCCATTCCTTTGCTTCCGATTCCTTCATAGTCTCCCGTAAGTTCAAGCGCTCTTGTGATGACAAAGTGGCTAAATTGTTGGCCTTCTCTGACCCGATCAAGGATTTTGTGGGCTTCATAGTGATTCATAATTTTGATAACCATTGGTCATACACCTGGTCAGCAATTTGAGCCGTCATCACTGGCGGAACGCTCATGCCAATCAAGTAGTGGTACTGTGTTTTCCCAAAATCATAGTCTTGCGGATACGAGCCAATACAGCAGCTTTCGTACTTATTTGGCTTTCTATATTCATCAAACAAATAAAACACATCTCCATTAGATGTAAAAGTATTTGGAGTTTCTTCAGCATGGATGTAGTAGTTGTTGAAGCATGAATGTTTTTCATAGGCCCTCATCAATGTATCAGCAAAATTTTTGTCTGATTTTTGCCTAAGACTCCAATATTCAAACATCTTCCCTCTACTAGCTGGTCGGTCATCAACTCCCTGTTGATAAAACTCTTTAAACCGAATCGGTTTTTTATTAAATTCAAATTTTAATCTAGGGGCTTCTGTAAACATATCCACAGGCTCTAAAAAAGGTGTTGCTAGGTCTTTACGCAGGGCAATAAAAAAAACTCTTTCCCGCCTTTGAGGTATTCCCATCGTTGATGCATCAAACAACCAGTGTTGGACAATGTATCCAGCTGCATCAAATGCTTCATAAATGCGTGTGACGTAGGCCCTAGCCTCACCTATCAACAACCCTTTTACATTTTCAGCAATCACCACCTTTGGCTGTAGTTTTTTAGCCAAATCAATGAAATCAAAGAAAAGAGTATCCAAGACCTGTTCTGCTTGGCCTTCTCTAAACTTTTTTTCTTTTCCCCAGTCATCACCTCGGTTTCCTGCCATTGAAAAACTAGAACATGGAGGTGAGCCATCAAGAATGTCTAAGTTGTAAAGTTCTTCAGGCAAATTATTTCTGTTTTTAAATGTTTGAATTGGCTCAAGAAAAGCATATTTAGGACTGTGGTTTGTCTTATAGGCTTCAATCATCTTAGGATCAATTTCATTGCATCCAAGAACATCAAATCCGGCTAATTTATAGCCCATTGTTGAACCTCCACCACAAGCAAAGCATGAAAACACTTTACCCTTGTCTTTTGTAAAGTTTGCTTCTGCAAGAGTCCATTTATATGGAAATTTATGTGTCATGCTTTACCCCTTAATGCTGCCATCTTTGCCAAAACTTCTAAAGATGGGGGAACGGCTTTTTTGTCATCAGCCCTAATCTTTTCTAATGCGGCATCAGGCTTGTTATTCATTGGAACTGTGAGCCTCACAGCGTCATAAGGGTTTTGTTTGGGTGCATTGGTGCTTCTGACCCAATTACGCCAGGTTGCAAACCAATCTAGTTTCACACCTTTCTGACCAGCTTGGGCTATCCAATAATCTTTAAATTGGTCAAAGGTTTTTGTGGGGTTAAGTTCTGGCCTTGTCTGCTGACAAAATTCTTCCCACTCTTTTGTTAAACAAAAATTAGAAGCGAGGCGTTTGCCGAGTGCCTTCTTCTCTTTCTTTGTCTCTGTCTCTCTCTCTGTCTCTGGGATAGCATCTTGATAGCACTCTGCTATCACTCCGCTAACAACATTAAAAAAGTCATTATCAATCAATGGTTTAACTCCATCTTGATACTCTTTTGGCGTGATGTGTAGTCTAAACACTAGTTCATCAAGTGAGCCATCAAAAACACCATCTTTTGATTCACTTGCAAGCAACCAAAGCATTGGTGCTATCGCCTTGCTTGCAATAGGCAAGCGCATATAAACCCTGTCGTTTAACAGGTCACGATGAAGTTTTATCCAAGGGGGACAACGGTCTTTGTAATGTTGAAAGACCGCCCAATTTTTAGGCTGTAAAAGCATATTTGTCTCATGTTCCAATTCTCCCAAAAAGAAACTGCGGCAGGAGGGGAGACTTCTCTTTTCGGAACGGGGATCAATCCATTCCTAGCCGTGTTTCAAACAATCTTAATCCACAAACCAATGTGGACGCAACAACTTTAATTGCCAAACCCTTGCTTGTGGCACAGTTTTCCATTGAGAAATAGCTGCTTGGCTAATGCCCAATAATTTGCCTAGCTCATTCTGTGAGCCAGCTAGTGCAATAAACTTGTCTTTATTCATAAGCCAAATTATATAACATTTGCATAAAAGCAACATTAGGGTTTGTCCCTACAAAATAATTGTTGACCTTTGCATAAGTTGGCTTATAATTCACCCATGCCCTGA